CTAGGATCTCCTACCCATAGCAAGACGACAGATCCTGCTGCTGATAGTTTAGGTGGTAAGACTTCTGGTGATGGGGCCGTCCCTGTTACAGACAAGGAAGGTACGGAGCAGACAGGGGATGGTAAAAAGCCTGGTGTTGCTAAGAATTCAGGAAAACCTGGATCGCAAAAGGCTGCCTCCACAACGTAAAATCAAAAATACATAATACCTTTGAGAGCCCCTTGCATGCAAGGGGCTTTTTTTATTAAATAATTAAAATGTTTAAAGAGATATTTTTAGAGCTTCTTAGACATCCCCGAAGGACGAGAAATGTATTAGGTAGTAGGCGGTTTAAAGGATCTACTGGATTACAAGGTCGGAAGGGTGGTAAGATGAATATATTACCAGATGTTCATAGAGCTGATCCTACGTACCCAGAAAAATTAAAAACTCTCAAAAATATGCAGTCGGGTTTATTTTTGTTAAATGATCAAGAAGTACAAACAGTAAAAGACCTATTTCAAATTACCGATTTAGAAGAAAGAAAGTCTCGTAATTTAGGTAATACAGGTATAACATTTTATATTGCTGATAGTAAATATTATATTAAAAAATAATGGGTGCATTTCTTACAACAGATATTAGTGCTGTAAAGTATTATGAAGATGGTGAAAATATTACACGGTTTAATTATAAATTAAATAGTACTAACGAAAGAGCGCAAACATATAAGAGATGGTGGAAGGAGCAAGTAAGATTATATGGTACTCAAGTAAACTACTACGCCCGTAAATTTGATATAGATAAGACTGATAAAGTATATGGTGAAAACCCGTATCAAGGATTTTATCCAAAAGCCACTATGGTAATGTTAATAGACCTAACTGACGGCTCTCAAACGTATTCTCAATATGGTTTAGTATCAGATGATGAATTAACAGCTATTATAGATATTGAAACGTTTGAAAATGAGTTATCAGCCACTGACTACACAGGTCTGGCTGAGCCAGATACCGGTGCGTATACTGTTCAAGGTAAGTATCCTATACGGGATGCTATATCACCAGGCGCTGGTGATACGCTATGTAAAGATATTTGGCTTGATTCTGAGCTAACTGGAGTTCAAACTTTATCAACTGGGGATACTTTGACGTTTCAATCAGTAAGTGGCGGTACACATACCATAACAGCGAGTGCGGCACCACTAGCAGCAGCTGTAACGGCTGGAACACATTTTACCTTGGCGGGAACGCCGACAGCGGCAACGATTTCTAATGGTATTGCTGAAGCTATTAATCGCTCGTTAAGTGATGTTTTTGTAGCTGAATGGAGACAACGATATAAAACTTCTGGTGTGACGAGTAGTGGACTTGTTTATGGATTTCGTATAACTCAAAAAGCAAAAGCAACGGCGAGTACTTCTTTACCGTTAACAATTATTGAATCTGATACTGAATCTGATGGATATTGGACAGGAGCTGCTACGCACAATTTTGATGAAAAACAAATTGCTGAGCCAAACGCAGGAGATGTATTTCAATTAATTGAACTTGGTGACGATCGACCTGAGGGTAGAAATGGTAAGATATTTGAGATTACTGAGCGACTTGATGAAAGTGTTAAAGAGATAAACCAATTACAAGGTCATTATGTATTTAAACTTCGCGCAAGACGTAACGATCACACGTTCTTACCTGTTGTTACCAGTCCAGGTGAAACTACTGATCCATTAGCCGCTGAAGCGAAATCGACACAAGTAAGTGATGTTTCTGGTGCGGGTAGATTATCTAACCCAGATGCTGATTATGGTAACGATTTAGATACCGAACAGTCAACATATTTTGACTATGGTACTAATGATGATGTATATGGGGACTACTATTAGTAGATGGTTCAGTATCCTGGTGTTTGTATTCATACTCTATATCTTTTAGTACAGAGTGATATCTCTCGTTAATATATTTGTTAATTGGGATTGGTTTCAGACAATCTTTAGTATATCCTGACTTTTCAGCTTTTTCGGATATAATATTAACTGCTTCATATAGACACAACCAGCGCGCTAGTGGTGAGTATTTAGTTTCCGTGTTATTTATCATATATAATATTTGTCGGTAGTATTGTACTTATATCAATTTGTACGTTGTTATCTGCGCTACATTTTTCGCATACAAAACTATTTTCTTCTGAAAGATCAATATCGACACTATTCATTTTCTTACATCCTTGACATTCAATTAATACTTTATTTTTATTTGCTAGCTGTGCTAGAGATAATGCTTCCTTTTCAAGTTGTAATCTTGCGATGTATCTAAGTATATTATTGTAAATTATAAAAAATATAATTTGTATTGCACTTGCAAGAATAACTGCTTTTATAAATGAGATAAAGGTAGGGCTAAAGAAGTAATAAATTCCTCCTACACTACTTGAGATTAATATTAATAAAGTTAAACTACGAATTATTTGCGCCATCATGATCTAAATCTGTCGTTATAGATTTTATAAGATCCTGAATTTTTTGCAACTTATTATTTACGGATGATTGAGTTTTTTCATCTGAACGGACAGTCGGGTTTTCAAATAATTGATTTAAAAGATAAGTAGCGTCAGATATACTCTTAAATGCTGATCCTAACTGCTCTACTGCATGGTCTCCTGGGAACGGTACTAGGTCCGCTTTAACTTTATTGTACGTTTCTGGACTAGCTTTCGCGATGTCAGCAAGAGTTTTAGTAGTTGGTCGAACATGTCTAGACTTTACATCCTTCCAATACTTGTTGGTGTACATATATAAATCTTCGAAAAGTATGCCTTTCATCATAAGTATTTAATAAATAGTTACATGGGAAAGTTTGAAAATAAATTTTTATCTGTATTAAAGGAAGATGAAGTACCAGCAGTTGATGCAGCACCGGCTGATGATGCCCAGTCATTTGCTGGTAGTTTAGATGAACCAGAGAACGCTGGAGACTTTGAAGATATCCAAGATAATCAACCAAACACTGCGAATGAGCTCGGTCAATTACAAGAGTGGGTTGATAATATTGACGAAGTTGTTGACTATTTAAACGGTGGTACTGATAGTGTGTTAGGGTATTTACGAACAGATAATAAAACCGGGACAATTTTTGATGGAGTATCAGATGCTACTAAATCAGAGATTCTAGATATTTGTGAACGATTAGCTAGTTTAAATCAAATTTTCAAAAACTTATATATAGAGAAACATAAATAATTAAGATTATGGCAACAGCAGAGCAATTAACTAAAAAGGTAGATGACTTAATCGCGGAGGCGACAAAAGCACGAACAGCTTGGAAAAATTCTATTCCAGGCCCAGATGATCCAAAAATGACTGATGATGAGCAAGCTGAAGTTGATAGACTTGAAAGTGTTTATAATACTGCAAAGGACGCACGTAAGAAAGCTGAAAAAGAGAAATCAGATTTTCTAGAGGCTGCGCGGATTGCAGCGTCCGCTGGTACCCCGGTAAATGCTCCTGTAGCTAATGAACTTGAAGATAAACTTCAAGCGGCTTGGGTAAGCAACTGCGTGAGGATGGGATATAATACTTCCAATCCTCGGCCAAAAGATTGGAATCCATTTAATTAAACTATTATGTATACACGAGGTTCATATACAGTAGCTAAAAGAGCTAGTTCTGGTAACTCTACATCTCTAATTAATATAGGAGATGCGACAGGTGGCTTTGACGGTATTATAATCACGTCAACGTTAACGGGTGTAGTTACAGCTTATATGATTACCGAGGGAGATGTAACTGATACAGCTATTCCGTATACTACTGGTCTAGAATTTCCAGCTAGTACAGCACCTGGTACCTATAACATACATGTTGGTGCTATTAAATGTGCAACTGCCGCGGACGCAAAAAAGATTATTGCCTTTAGGTAATTTTAGTTAATAAGAGCTTACCTTTTAGCTCTTTAAAACTATTTTTAATTATAAACCGGGATGAGATTTTGTCCCGGTTTATTTTTATACAAATGTCATTAAAATCCTTATATTGTTTAAACTCACTTGGCCATATAAAACACTCTTCTCCTTGACTTAGCAAAGATTTAGTTTTTTCCTTTGCAGTTATGTCACACCATTGATTGTCTAAAACCCATATTCGCTTATGAAACGGATATTGCTGTATTTGTTTTTCTTGTCTCTTAGTAAAGCATGAACGACCTCTACTGATACCACCTACAGCAACACCGTTCTCTACAAAAAAACTATCGATAGGCCCTTCGAATATAAAAATATAATCTAGTTCGTTTGTTATATTAACAAAGTTAAAAATTGTCTTATCGGCTCCTATTTTAGAGAGGTATTTCGGTTTTGTATCTTTTTTGTTTTGTTCTAGTTTACGAGATTGGTAAAATATTATGTTTTTATTTTCATAAAACGGAATTATAATTCTATTTTTATGAACGTAATCATCTCTACAAAACCATAGAGACTTTGGCTTGTTTATAGCTGTAAACAATCTTCTATGTTTACATGTATTAATGGCATGTGTTACCATGTCTTCGTGATTATAAAAACTATATTGAAGTTTATCATATAGATTAATACAATCCCCTGGAAGAGATTCTGGTGGTTTTTCTGGTATGAGAGGGTTAACTTTTTCTTCTGGTATAGTAAATGTATTAAATTCTTTACATTCGTTTATAATTTCAATATAATTCTTACCAGTTACTTCTTGAACCCAATTAATAGGGGAACCACTCCAACCACAATTATGACAATAGATATAATTTTCTTTAGCGACGAAATATAGCCGTCTTTTCTTTCCCCATGATTTTCCCTCGCGACATAAAGGACACCCGCCTTCATATACGTTAGTAATTTTTTTATATTTTGGATATCCAGCGTACTGGAAGAACTTTTCAACAATATAATCTTGAGGTATTACTTCACTTATCATCAACTTTAGTTACAGAGACGGGTATCTTAGTAATAAATTGACCTGTTGTTGGATCAGTATAATGTGCTTCTACACGTACTTCATTACCCACTCTTACTGTTCTCAATACTGGTCGTACTGTGACTCCGTTCGGACCTACTATCGCTCTTGGTTCTCTAGGTTGATGCATTTTGTATAGCCTTGTTAATAGTATTTAATAGATTTTCGTTATTATCAAACGATTCTCTCCACGAGGTATAATTTCTGACAATAGACCATAGGTTTAATTCTTTAGCTTGATCTAAGAATTTAGAAAAGTTGATTTTAGATTTTTGTAGTTGTTCTAGCTGTTTTTCATAAGCAGGTACCTCGTCATCATAATAATTATATCCTTTTTTAAGATCCATTAATGTCCAATTGCGAGAATATATTTCAAATTGCTCGTCTGTTAACTCATCAGCTCTAACTAATGCCATTGGTTCACTATTGTTAATAGATACAACTCTATGTTCAAGTTTAAGGAAACGTTTTATACCGTATCTAGGAATACCTGGAATATTATCTGACTTATCTCCTGTTACAGCTCTAAATGAAATATAATATTCTTTTTTTACTCCTGTATATTCTTCAAAATTATCTAAAGAAATTTCTTTCTTTTTTATAGGACTATATACAATGGTTCTCTCTGTTACAGTTTGAAGTAGATCTTTATCTGTTGTTACAATTACACTTGTACCACTTAACTCTTCAGAGAGCCAAGCCATTAAGTCATCAGCTTCCATCCGAAGAGGGTATATATTGTAAACGCCTAGGTTGGAGAGAAGTTCTTGTATTTTCTCAGCGTTCTCAAAAACGTTCTTAAACTTCTCATCATCTCTTCCTGCTTTATATTCTACTGTAGTCGCTTCTCGTCGGAAATTAGTCGAAGGCCATTCTAGCTTCTTATCCCAAGTACAGTAAACATTCTTTGGTCGAAACTTATCTACATAAGATTTAAGAGATCTTAAAAATAAAAAAATTTGGCCAGGGTTATTACTCTCTTCTATTTTATAATTACTCGTCCAGAAAATCCGGTAAAGTAGGTTATTACCGTCAATTATTAGATTATTTACTCCACCAGTTTTCATTTTCACTATACCACATTATAGTATATCTTAAATCATCGGCAAATGTTTTCTCTGTACCAGGGAGACTTAATTGAGCGACTAGCTGCATCATCATTGTCCTATATCCGGAATCTCTTAAGCTGTATCTTAAATCATGACCTTTTCTATCCTCTACGTAACTGATTAAATTCTCTGAAGCGTTGAGCTCAGATAAGATTAATTTAACAATCTCAAGATTAGAATATTCAGATTCATAATCTGGCGCTAGGTTATAGATCTCTCCTGCTTTTCCAAAACGCAATACATTGAATATTTTCTCACAATGATCTTTTACATATATCCACTGTCTCATATTCGCACCCTTTCCATAGACAGGTATTTTTTCATTCTTACGAACTTTATTAATAACAACTGGTATAAATTTTTCCGGGAATTGTCGAGGTCCGAAGTTATTTGTACACCTGGTTATAATGACATCTTTTTTATATGTTCTATTAAAGGATAGTGCTAGTAAGTCAGCTCCTGCTTTTGTAGCAGAGTAAATTGATGATGGATCTAAAGGAGAATATTCTTCACTCGGATCAGAATTAAAATCTAAACTACCGTATACCTCATCTGTACCTACTTGAAGAAATCTTGTACTGTCTGATAGTTGCTTTAATAATTCATATACACCTACATAATTACTATCGATAAAAATATCCCCAGCTTTGATACTATTATCTACGTGAGATTCAGCAGCGAAATTTACAATATAATCATACTCTTTATCTAATTTAAAATCTGAGATACTTTCATATATTATATCTAATTCATTACTAGACTTTTCATACATATCCCATAGGTAATCTTCTGTTTTTTTAGATACACAATATGCATAACTATCGATAATTGTTATTTTGCAATTTTTACATTTTTTATAGAGTAATTCTATAAAGTGACTTCCAATAAAGCCTAAACCACCAGTTACTAATATATTTTTATTCTTCATTTGGGCTAAGTATGCGATTTAACGAATCTCTCTCACATGGAAATTGTAAACCATATTCAATAGACTTGTCTACCGACAATACACAATTTGATCTATTAGCAGTAATATGCTGTTTCAGTTGTCCGTAATTAATAAATTTCCAGTGTGGATTCCACATTCCATATTTATCTAGAATCTCTGTAACCTCTTTTGTGGTGAGAGGCTCTGGGTTCACACAATTATAGATACCAGTTGGTACTGTTCTCATATTAATTAATCGATTTACCATATGAGTCAAATCTTCAATTACTGTTTTCGAATTAGTCTCTTGTAGGAGATCATTATACTTTAATAACTTCGTCAAGTAGTTTTTCCCTGAGTTAAAGTCATTACATACAGGCATACGAATCCTTAGTGTATATACGTTAGGATAAGCGGAGAGACATAGTTCTGCTGCATGTTTTGTTCTACTATACCAACTACTATGTTTACTATCGACACCAAAATTTGGTTCATCTTCTTCGGTGTAAATTTCAGCACCATCATATATACAACCGGAGCTAATATTAACAATTTTAATATTATTTTGTAAGCAAAAATCTGCTAATATAGTTGGAAATGTAACATTTAAATTCCAGCATTTTTGCTTGTCACTCTCACATGCATCTACATTTGGTTTGCCGGTATATCCGACACAATTTACTAGCCATTTTTGTTCATAGTTATTAAATTCTGGTCTGAGACTGTTGACTAGATCCTGTTTAAGTAAACCGGGATCACTATAGTGATATTTGCTCATAGTTACTACGTCAAAATCTGTCATAGTTGATGAAAGATAACTATATACTTTCTTACCGATATAACCGTTGCCTAAAACAATTACTTTATTCATGTATCTTTTTCCTCTTGTATATTATTAAAAAAATCTATATTACTGACGCGTCGCAATAATGTTTCTAACGAGTCATAATCCTGTGCAGTTTTACCTGATAAAATGACTACACTTTCTCCTTTTGTATCGTATCCTACTAAAACAAAAGATTTTAAATATTCAGCTAGATAGTCATTCATTACGGCAAGACCTCGCTCATTGCCTTTACTAATATCCTCAGCAGCGTTTATACTTGTCTTGAGTAAGTTATCAAAATTTTTGTTTTTAGTTGTTTTTTTCACTAGGTAAAATATTTTTATCTATTAATTTGGTTAATATAACTTCCATACTATCTGTTTTAAGTTGTAAATTTTTAAAGTTTACACCATCATTAAGTTCAAACATTTGATCTGCATTCCAATCTTTATTTACATAACAAGTAACGTATAACGAGGCAATTCTAGGTTCAATCATGACAGTCCATTTTCGACAATCCTGTGTAGAATATTCATTAAAAATTCTATTTACTGTGTACCCGTTATCTCGTAAGCGCTTTATAAAATAACCACATGTTGTTACCTTATTTTTCATTAATTTTTGTAACTAGTGCTAACAAATGTAAGGGTACTTTCATGTACATCTAATTTTATCATTAACATTTTATACTCATTATTAATATACACTGTCGCACTCTCAAAGCTTAATGTAGATATTAATCTAAATAGTTCTACATCTAGTATGAGTTCATAATCTAAATCATCTCCCTCAAATTTATCTGCAATTAATGCAGTATAACTATCTACATTTTGTATTTTTTTATCAGAAAGTTCCGCATATATGCTATTACCTTCAGTCTTTAAATATACCTTACTTGTCTCAGTAACAAATGGTAATGCTTTTAATAGTGCACTATTCTTTTCTCGTGTCAACTCAAACTGTGTACCGAAATTAATGTTATTAATTTTAGTAAAATCAAATGCATTTTTTGATTGTAAACTATCATCGAATAAGTGATATTTAAATCTATTATTATTGTTGTTATATGTAATACAGTTTTCTTCTATTTTTAAATCAATTGAATCTTCATCTAAACAAGATAAAATTTTAATTAATTTTACTGTATCTGGTAAACATATTACAGTATCTTGAGGGTGATCTGGCCAGTTTACTTCATATTCTGCTCGTAAGAAAATATTTGAATTGTTATGTACAACTGTTGATATTTTACCTTCTATGTCTAATGTAGAAGATGGAGCTAGTCTCGATACAGGGTTGAGAAAGCTTTTAATAAAATTGTCTTTACTTGCTATCGGTAGAATCATTATTCTCGTTTAATTTGATTCTTATATTAATTTCTTTTGCATTTTTTGCAATATTACGTTCGATTAGAGTAACAAATTTTGTTACTTGTTTTTCTAAAGATGTAACTCTGTCAATAAGAGGAGATAGATCCTGTTGTACGATTTGTGGGGGTGTAGTAATCTGTTGTTGTATTTGAGGAGACGGAGATTGAGGTGATTGGGCCGGTGTAGTTGGCTTATAAATTTCATTATCAATAGGAATATCTTGTAAAGCTGACGTCTTTTGTACAATACCGGTATTGAGAGTTTGAGCTTCTGCGTTTACTTGATGTAGTAACATTCTCTCTAAGATATTTTCTTGTACTTCTTCTTCAGTCATTTTTTTATAAAAGGGGGAGGTTACCCTCCCCCATATATTTTTAATCCAAGCTATCAAGCAGCTCTTTTACCTTATCATCATCTACTGCAGTTTCAGAAGATTTAGCTGGTGTTTCAATATCATCAAAATTAATATCATCGTCTTCTTCAGCTTTAGTAGATGTTGGTTCTGGTGTTACTGGTTCTGGTGTCTTGTCATCATAACCATGGTAATGCTCATTAAGCATTGTCGTTAGCTCATCGTAGCTTTTTACTGGAAATACGTTTTCAAGATCATATACCTTGTCATATACATCCTTTACTGTATCTGCAGTAACACCAGTAAGACTGGTGGGAGCTGCGAAGCGTGAACTAACATAAGTCGGATAACCACCTTGCTCTTCAACCTTAACTTTCAAACTACAACCATTCTTAGTAAGATCGAAAATACGCTCACCAAATTCATCGGCGTCTTCTCCTTCAATAGCTTCCATAATAATTTTATGGAGCTGTCGACCAAAGCGAAGAATCTTAACCTTACCTTCGTTCTCTGGATTTTCTGGATCTTTAGCCACATATACATTAATGAGCCAATTTTCCTTTCGATTTAAAGCGCGAGCGGCTTCCTTTTCTTCTTCTGTACCAGTTCTAGAGATCTTATATCGTGCTTCTGCAATTGGATCTCTTTCCCCCCAAGTTTGAGGGCTAATTGCGCTCTGGAACTGTCCAGTTGCTTCACTCACCCATCCGTGTGAATAATAATGAAAGAATGTTTTACTTGGATCCTCTACAAATGGAACCAATCGTAAAACATATGTGTTACCCGTCTTCAACCGCATAATATTGCTAGTTGTGCTATTTCCTTGCGCTGGTTTCGCCAACGCATCTTTAATTGATGCAAACATACTCGTTGTCATATTTTTAATATTTTATCTATTGTTTTTATAAGTTTTATACTCAACGGTTTGATTTTCTTCGAGAATGTAAATCTCGTTCTCAAACTGCTCAGCATATTATAGAATCGTTTGTAAGCAAATTCAACTATATTTTTTTCTAGCTGTATTTTATTTTCACACAAGTCAAGTGCAATTAGACTATATAAACTAACATTACCTTCTTTAACATCTAGAATATAGTTCGGATATATTCCTTTTTGTAATTCTAGGTATTGCTTACATGATTTAATATTATTATCTGCGCATTGTTGGTAGATATATTTCATGCTATCTCTTAGTTTAGTTATATTGAACGAATGATCTGCGTCAGTGAGCTCGATCTCCTCAACATATTTTCTGTATGTCGATATAGCTCCAAATGTACTATAAAACTTTAACGGTACAAATTTTTCGGAATATAATTTATATGGAGCTGAGAAAAACAATTCAGCATCAATTTTTTTGTTTTTTAACGTTTTAGATACTTTTTTAAGTAATACAAATTTTTCATCGTCTAAATTATTAAAGTTTTTTCTAGGAGTAAACCCTTTGTTTATTCTAGTAGTTTTAAGATATGTGTTATATATGTTTTGTTCATATATACTCAGCTGGTTGTCGGTCATAGGTTAAGACAATTCTTTTTTAAAAACTTTGTAATATACTTACTCTTATACAAATATGGATCATGTTGTAAAAATATTTTTACTAATTCAAAGTTTGTGTCTATTATAAGAGCTTCTTTATATAAGTCTCTGTATTTTTTCTCCTTAAGAACTAATAAGAAAACATTAGCTAAATTTAACTTTTTATTTTCACAGATAGATACAAAGCTACATAAACTTAAAAACTTATGTACGATATCTTTACGTTCTAATAATGTATATGGATCATCCATTTATTGGTATAAATTTTTTACTTAATGCTAGAACGTTTTCATTTAAAACTCCTCCTGCAGCATATTCGTGGCCTCCACCATCACATACCTTTTGAGCAAATTTTCCTAAATTTAAATCTGTTTTTCTATTTTTACGTAAATATACTCTATTATTTTTTAGATTTATCATTAAGCATACGTCACAGTCATTATTATCAATAATATATTGACATAAATCATTAACATACTCATTTCCAAATGTACTAATAAATTTATATTCTTTACCTGCAATACTTAGTGTTGATTTATATAAGGAAACAGTTTCTCTAAGTTTTTTAAATTTATAAAAATGGTAACTTATAATCTTATTTTGTTCATTAGTAAATCCGTGAAAACCAGATTCAAAATCTGTTATAAAATTTTGTAACTTATCTCCGTTCTTATACCAAAATAGAAAGTTTAATTTATTACTTTCTGGAAATTTCAATTCATAACAATCATAATCGTTAGCAAACGCAATTAACTTCTTTTGTTCATTAGTAAGATTAGCATTATCTTTATAGTGACGATATATTAACTTACTACATGAAGTACACTCTTTATCAATTACAGTTGTGGCGTTTTTATATTTTTCTTCATGAGATTTATGATGATCAAATATAGTTACATTTTTCTTATCAATAAGATCTTTTATTTCAGTAGTATCTAAGTCAAAAAAATAAACGGTTTTATAATCCGATATTTTATTACGCTTTAACCATGCTAAAAACTTTTCTCTTAAAGATGATACTTTAATAGTAATTGCTTTTGGTTTAGTTTGAGTCAACCAGCAGTATGCTAAATAACTACAACAACCGTCTAGATCTAAGTCTGTAAAGATTATTTCAGCCTTTGACATTGTATATATTTACACGGTTCTCCCGAATTGTACAGCATCATCTTCTGCTGCATTAATATCATCATTAATATTAAGGTCATTATTCTCCATCAAAGTTAATGTATTATAGTCAATACTCAATCGAGTACTACCTGTATTAGACCCAAAGCGATTTTTAATTATACCTATGTGTAGTGCATCGTCTTCTTCGTCTTCTTCTGTTCGCCAAATACTAACAATAGCATCAGCAGTTGCTCCTAATCCGTAACTCTCACCAATAGACTCTAAACCTGGACCGTTGGCAGTATTACCATAACCAGTTCTATTGACCTGTGTTGCTGATATAATCGGACATTCAAAGGTATAAGACATAGCTCTTACTTGCTCAGATATACTCTTAATTCTCTCGTATGAATTGTTACCATATGTACTAGCCATTAAGTTCAAATAGTCTAATATAATAATATCTGGCTTAAATTCTTTGTTTATTAATTTTTTAATAAACCCTTCCAATTGTGGTGGTGTAATCGAATTTGGTGCAAATTCTTTAATAATCATATTTGCTCTAGGGTGAAGCATTTTAAACTTACCTACACTTTCCCGCAAACTGTCAATATGACTATCTAAATGATTAATAGGTAAACCTGTTAATCTTGATGTAATTCTTTTACTATAAATCATTTCTGACATTTCAAGAGAAACTACTAATACATTTTTACCTTCACCAGCCGCTGTAGTGGCTATGTTACTAAGGAAAATTGACTTACCAACATTTGTGGGTCCAGCAAAAACATATAAACTTCGACCATCTTCTAAGAAGCCACCACCTAAACGCTCATCTAACCAATCCCACCCGGTTTTAATTTTATGCTCTCGAGTTGTTAAATTAGTTATATGTTGCTCTAGATCTTTAAAATAATTATGCCCTATATTTGTAGTAATAGAAATATTACATGCTTTATTAAATTTATCATGTATACTTTTTACATCTCTTTCTTTACTATCAACGATTTCTAAGAATGTGTTAAATACAGCTTGTTCTTGAAGGAACTTCTCTGTATATAAATATAAATCATCTGAAGTGAGATCAGATTCTAAATCATTGATTACAGTTTTGCTTTTGTTATAATATTCTTTTAACTGGTCAGTATTTAAATATAATTCTAATTCAGTTCTTGATGGTCGTTTATTGTTCTTTTTATATAGAGCTTGTATTAATTTAATAATCTGTTGAAACTCTTTATTTTTAAAGAATTTATAATTAAGATTATCAATAATAGAATTTAGATATATATCATCTTCAAGACAGTTCTTAAAAACAATTTTTTCTAAATATTCAAGATCTATATCTAAGTAATTATTCTCACTTGTTAGCATGTTCGACGAGAGTATTATAGAAGTAGTCTTCTGATTTGCTATACTCTTTTGTGTGGTTGAGTAACCCGGGAGATTCGTGAATGACGTGAATAGGGGCAGTAGTTAAACGCAATCCAGCTAAATGACAATCTAAGCAAAACTTTAAATCATAGTGATGAAACCCTTTGAGTTTTGTATCAAATTTTATTTTTTTCTTTGCGATTGATTTAGTTCGTACTGCTAAAAACAACCCGTCTAATAGTATTACTGATTTTGGAGTTGGTCCAAATATAGTTGGTGCGTAGTCTGTATTATTTTGATAGTGAGATACTATTCCGGATAGAGAGTCTCGTTTACATAATAAATGCCATAGACATGGTTTTTTAACTTGTATTTTACTACCACCGGCTAGACCTACTACATCAAACCCTTGCTTAAACAAATTACGAATTTCTACTAAAAAATTTATACTATCAATGAACACATCATCATGTACAAATAAAATACAATCATATTTTTTAAAGTTTTCCGGAGTAAAATAATTGTTATAAACATCGCACAAACCACTCGTATTTTTATATGTAGGTTTAAGATCAAATGTAGTTATAGTATTTTCTTCGTGATGATGTAAGCTTTTAGATAATCTAGAATTTGTAAACTCCGCTCTTGTAGCTTGTGTAGCGACTGCTATTAAGGTTTTCATACAAAGAACGGGGTCATATTTAGCTCAAACTCCTCTTCTTTATTAAATGTATTATTAGTAAAATTATACACTAATATATCTCCTTCAGTTATAGCTTTATATTGATCGTTTATTTGAAGGGAACTAAAATCTCCACCGTTACTAAATACTGTAGAACCGGATCGAAATATACGTAGTTCTGCATGATTCGCGTCATAGTACCAGCAACCAAATGTTCCTTGTAATGCGGAGATTGCATCATTAAATCCTATTTTTTCTATTAAAGGTAAAATTACATTACTATCTACTTTACATTTAATA